CTCATTAGCATTTATTCTTTCAACCTCAATGTCTTCACTTAACTCTTGTATATAGACAGTTGGATTATTTAATGGATAGTTCGCGATTTGCGTCGGGGAGGGATATAAATCTCTTATTGTTTTATGAGAATAAATAACAGTACCCTTTCGGTACATATCCGAGGGGTAAGTCCAAGTTCCATTTGAACTATTTAGGAAAGTCAAAGGTGCTCTTTTTTCGAATATAGCTATTTTTTCCTGTAGTACGGTTAGCATGTCAGAGTAAGCAGTGTCGTTACCTGGCATTCTGCTAAATTGATTTATATCATAAAAGTATTGTTCGAATAAATCAAGCTGTGCCTGATTAGCGAACAAGTTAAATTCCTGAGGCGTAACATACCCTCGTTGTTCTTTGTTGAGTATACCTAGTACTCTTTGATAAACAGTATCTATACTTACGCTCATATTTCTTTATTTATAGTAATTAGGCCACCCATACGATGGCCTAACCACTATGAATGACTATTTAAGTCTTTTTTCAATTGCCTTATAAACTTCTACTCCTTCGTCGGTTTTAAACCATGCAGCTAGTGCTGAATATGGGTTTTCGTCAAAAGGTACAGCCATAAGTTTTCTATCACCATCTCCGTAAGTAAATGATCTTTGATTCTGTGATAGTTTAATTATTTTAGCTTCTACAGCTTTAATACCAAAGTTTCTTAACTTGACGTTATCGTCATTAGCTAATTCAACAAATAGTATTGGGTTTCTTTTTGCAAATATTAAACCGTCTCTTTTTAATTCACTACTAGATAAATCATTTACCTTGGTACCGAATTCAACTCTTAATATAGCTTCAAGCTCTTCTACTTCAAGAGATTTAGCTAAGTTAAGTGCGGTTATTTCAGCTTCAATCCAATCTAGTTGACTTGCAGCTTGTTGCTGAGGTTTATACTCTTCCCATACCAACTCTTTCATTGGATGATATAAAGAAAGTAATTTTTGTAAAACCTGGTTTTGTTTTGGTACGGTTAATGCACCGTCTCTAAAAACTATACGCCCTAACGTAGCTGTTCCTTTGTGCTCATCAACAAATGGACTAGGTTGGTTTGTTGCGTACTTTAATTCTCTTTGGTATCCCTTTTCTTCGTCAAACCATAATAAAGGTTTTTTAGCACTGTGCCTTGAAGGTACGGTAAATACTAGAGGACGCTTGTTATTTTTAAGCGTATATAATCTATCTTTTGCTTCCCATACATCTTGTACTGGAGCTTTTTCTTTTTTTGCCATGATATAATATAATAAAATTAATAAGAGTAATAATTACCCCCGTCAGTTCAACGAGGGTAAGAATTACTTGTAATCTACCCTTGTGGTGCAGCAGCTCCTTTGAATAATACAAAGTTGTTAGCAGCTTGTACACATAAAGCTCTCTCAGATAAGAAATGAACATTCATCTCATCAGCGTCAGAAGTATAGTTACCTCCTACTGATCCAGTTACCCAAGATTTCATTCTACGATCATCAGCTTCAGAAGCTCTGTAACGGATATGTAAGAATGGTCTTGAAATGTTCTTCCCTAATTGCTGATCGTAAACTGTAGAAGTTCCTGCTGGTACTAATACACCTTCAACATCTGCAACTAATCCACGTGTTGTAGAATCGTTTAGATATTTCCAATCAGTTTTATAGAAATCGTAAGATCCTCTACGGAATCCTGAGAATCCTAGGTTCAACGCCATATCTTCTGAGTTATCGAATACACCGTAAGATGTACCTCCAGCTCCGTAAGAATTTTGTTGCGCTAGCATATTGTCAATCTCTAAAGAAGTTCCTCTATCTAAGAAAAGCATGTTCTCTTCAATAGCTCCTTGTTTGTCTAACTCATTAAGAATAGTATCGAAATCAGCAAGACCAGCTCCACCAGCAGCTCCAAAGTCAGCATTAGTATAAACTAATCCTCTATCTTCTAAAGCAGCAAATAAACCTTCAGATCCAGTTACGTTTGCTCCACCGCCAAATCCAGCAGCTGCAGCAATGTTTCTTACGTTACCTGCACCGTCTGTTGATTTTTCAGCTTCAACCATAGCCATTTCTAATTGATCTTCAAAACGAATTCTAGCTTCGTGCTCAGATTTTAAATACCATAAGTATCCAGAAGTTCCAGCTTCAGTAGTTACTTCTACCCAACCAATTTGAGCAACATCAGAACCATTCACATTATACTTATCTCTAAGGATAATTGGTTTGTTGTTGAAAGTTGTAAAAGAAGCGTCAACAGAATTACCTGCTTGAGACGTACCTTTAGCATATTCAGAACCATATACAAATACTTTTACATCAGCACCTGTAACAGTAAGTCCAGAAGCAGCACCGTAAGTATCTACAGTAACAACGTTTCCTACTACATCTTGCACATAAGCCTTTTGAGTATCAAATCCTTTAGAAACAACGATAGTCATTCCTTTCCCGATTAAATGTCCAGCTGGAAAAGTTAAAGTAGTTGCGTCATTTGCAGTTACGTCATCATAAGCGATGTGTAAACGTCCTTGCTCAGACCATGTAATAACGTCAGATGCCATTGGCATTTCCGCTCCTACCATTCTTAAGAATCCAGAAATCGTACGGTTACCGTATCTTTCTACTTCTTTTTCATACACCTCAGGTAAAAACTGTTGTGTAAAATCCATATCCGCGACAGAAAGGTAATTGTCTCCAAACAATCCTTTAATTGGTCGTGGTGTTAAGTGTTGAAGCGCCGAAGCACTTCCTGTAAAGTCTCCCATTTTATTAATTTTTAATGGTTAATTATTTCCTTTTTTTAATCTTAAAGCTATTTGCGCTTTTCGCATCACTAGGAACCGAACGTACAGTCCACCCATTTGTTGCTGAGTTCTTATCATGTCCCCGTCTTGGGTCCATATCAACATTCTTATTTCGTGACATACTAGATTTAACGGCGTCGGCTTTACCTTGCTCGTAAAAATGATTCGCTATTGCGTCAGCATTCATAGCTGTAAATAATGACTTATGGTAACCCTTAGCATCTGACATTTCGTTTTTATCATTCAAGAACTTCTTGACGAAATTATTAATGTCGCTTTGGGTATCCTTTACGTCATTTGTATTTTTAATTTTAAACCTATACTTTTTGTCTCCAACTGAATAATCAAAACCTTTGAAATCCTCGTTAAAAACGTTATTGGTCTTAGATAAAAATATTTCTTTTTTTGAAGTAGCTAGTTTCGTAGCCTCTTCGTTTTCTTTATTATAGCGGTTGAAAAAATCAACTGCTTTTAACTGATCAGGGTTTAGCCTAGACCCAGCTTTAATTTCTTCGTAGTATTTAGACTTTAATCCGTCTAAGTGCTTCTTTGCTTTTGCAGCCTCTTCTTTAAAAGCTATTTTTGCTTTTCTAATGTCTTTAGGCTCATCTATCTCTTCGTCATACGAGAAGTCTTCCATCAATACCTCAATATCTTCTTTATCTAAATGAGGTTTGGTAGTTTCGTAATACTCGCGTATTAGTTGCGAATCGTTTAATGATGCGTAGTCGGTGTTTAGCTTGACGTAGTCCTGTAAGCTACCCCCTGTTTCGTTCATGAATTCAACAACCTTCTGTATATTATCTGGTAGATCTATACCTGCTGATTGCTCAACTATAGCTTGCTCAACCTGTTCTTCAAGTTCTTCAGCTACAGCTTCAACCTGTTCTTCAGTTACCTCCTCTAATATACTCTCGCTTTCTGTGGTATCTAAATTTTCAGTTTCTTCTTGCTCTACAACTTCTTCTACAGCTTCAGGTTCTTCTGGTTTGTTTAAGTCACTTAAATTGACTTTTATAACTCCCTCTTCGTCTTGCGAAATAGGGCCTGTGGGTTTTTCTTCTACTACCTCTTGTTCATTGGTAGTTTGTTCTTGCGCTTCCTCTTGGGTGTCAAGAACTTCTTCTAGGTTTTCTGACATGATAAAATATTATATAATTATACATTACTATTATTACTTAGGATCAAAGGTACCTAAGTCAAATCCACCGCCAATTATGTCGTTTCCGCCGGATTCAAAGTTTTTTGGTGGTGTATTGTTTTTTCTTTGTTCTATTAATTCACTTTGTTGAGATGCCTCCATTTTAGATCTATCGTCTTTTCTATCTTCTCTTTGAGACTCTCTACTTTTATTATTTTGTGTTTCCATGCCTTTTAGTTGCATGTTGTACTGAAACTCTTGAGCCATTAATTCTTTTTTAGCTTCCACTTCTGCTTGAAGTTTTTGTAGATCCAGTTGGCCTTCTAATTGGACTAGTTCTGCTTTTTGCGCTATTAATGCTTGATTCTTTTGAATCTCAGCTTGAGCAGCTACTTGTTGAGCTTGAGCGTTTGCTTGCGCCTGTGCTTGAATGTTTTGCTGCTGAATCAATTGATCACGCTCTTGTTTCTTACGTCGTTTAACCTTTAGCAATTGATTAGCTAACTTTAGGTTCTGAACGTCTCTTATATCTATAGCATCATCCAAGTCTATTAAACCTGCTGATAAAGCTGTCTGTATGTTATTCTCTAATATTTGCTTTTGCTCTTCGTCTGGCATAAGTGTTAAGAATATACCAAAATCATACAAATGTAAATTACCCATTTCAGCTAGCGTAGCAACATTATGAGATCCTATCTTTTGTATAAAAGCATCCCTGGCTGGTGAATATTCTATAATATCTGATATTCTAAGCGACAGACACTCCGCTAGATGTGCAGTTATATAAAGTCCTCCTTCTAATATGTGTCTTGTAGCTGTATTACTATTTGCCGCTGCGATTTTTTGTATGCCCACTAAAGATTTAGAATCAGGCATACTACCATCTCTTGCTTCGTTTAACCCAGTGACATCACGTATCATTTGTAAGTAATAATTATAGGTGTTAATTAAAGCTCCTAATTTATTACCACCACTTCCGCTTGTTATTTCTTGAATAGGTACTTTACCCGGATTCATATCTCCTTCTTGTGTGAAAGATCTACCGATAACAGAACCTGTTTGAAAGAACATATTTAAAGCCTCTTGGGGATTGTAATTTGTTCCATTACCTAAATCAATCTCAGCCAAGCCATCAGCATCTAAATAAACGCCATCAGGAACCATTCTAGATAACACTTGCTGTAATTTTAAATGTGTTAGCTGTATCATATCAGCAAACCCAGTTATTCTACTAACTAAAGATTCTATACGCCCTTTGTACATTCTAGGTGCGTTTATACTGTAATTCAAATATACTTTAGCGCTGTCGCTTTTAGGTCGCATCATATTCTTGGCTAACTCCCATTTAAGTAAATAGTCTGTACCCAATATTAAAACACCTTCATATAATACTTCAATAGACCTTGATAATTTACCAAACTGCTGCTCAAGCACTTCTACTGGTGGATCAAAAGTATCATCTCTTAATAAAACTTTAGATGCTCCTGTAGCTGTTTCTTTTATTTTATAAACCTCGTTCATGTATGTCTTGTAGTTGAAATACAAAACTTGAACTGTATTTGAATCTGATTCGTTATAATTAGAAAGCGATCTGTCATAGAAACCGTTGTTCTGGTATCCTTGTCTTGATATGCTTTTTAAATCTTCACCTGTTAATTCTGGAAATTGCTTTTTTAAGTCATTAATAGCAACGTCTTTAACTTCCCCACAATAATATATATCGTCAAAGTAAGGTGAATCTGTGTGTGACCAAACTAAATTAGCAGGATCTACATAATCTATTACAACTCCTTCGGATTTAGAGAATCTGTTTTTCACAGCACCAATACCTATGGTTGCTAAATCGTAGGTAACTCTTTTCTTTGTTAAATCGTAATGATTACCCTCCAGTAAAACGTTTATTGCTTGCTCTTCAGCGATCTCTACAGCTTGCTTATAAGTCAACTGCATGTGAACATCCAACTCTTCTTTAGAGTCTGGTAGCATTTCAGGTGGGTTTTCATATAAATTTACACCGAAGTTTTCTTGCGCAAAGTCATTAATCTCTTTAGTTTGTATATCTCTTATTATACTTTCTAAATATTTAGTTCTTTTTGAAACACCATAAGGATCTTGCGTGTGTGCTTTTATATCAAAAGCTCTTTCAGATATTCCGTTAACAACGATGTCTACAAACTTAGGTATTATAGGAACAGGCTTCCAGTCTATATTTAAGTAAGACAAGTCGCCGTTAATTGATAGCTCATCTTTGTACTTTTGTATTGGTTGCTCACCTCTAGCATATAACCTCAGCTTATGAAAAGTATTTTGATTACTCTTATATCTATTACTACCAGAATCGGATTTAAACCATTCATCTTGAATAGCTCTACCAACTCTCAATCCATACTCAGGTGACACTTTCTCTGCGTCGCTAGCAACTTGGCTTGGGAAAAAACTATTTATAACTGACTCAGCCATACTTATTTTATTATTTTCGAAATTGCACCGTTGTTTTTGTACCTTGCAATGCTTAAATTTAACTTTTGTTTTTCAACTCGTGGGTTTGGTCTATATAGATGTCTATTGCACGCCATTATAGCTAAACCTGAACTAATAGCGGCATCAAATTTTGTTCTTTTATTTATATCAAATTTCGCCCAATCATTCAGGGTATTATTAAAGTACATTGACCCATATTCTCCATCACTAGTTACACCTACGTGATTTTGAATATAAGGAATTTTTCGTTTACTATTTTTTTCAGTTCAAAGGGCATATATGAGTAGTACTTCCCTCTTTTTTCTTGTGGCTTATTCTGTAAAGTTCCAGAGAGATAGTCTTTCAAAGCTTTAATTACCAAATTGGTTGCTATCAGTGATGTATAGTATCGTATCTGATGG